ATGTCTCTCTGTATGCCAATCACTGTCCAGGCTGCTTGCACCTGGACGGGCAAGGACTTGTGTAGCTTAAAAGTGAGGTGTAGGTATTGCTTTGTGCAACTGCTGCCCTTGGAGCTACAGCAACTTGAGGAGGACTGTATTGAGCAAGCCAAAGGACTTTTAACCTGTGAGGTAAAGAAGGATTGCTATAGCATAAAGAGCAGGTTCCGTGCGGCCTGTCCTAGGTGCCGTCTATTCCTTAACAATGCCTAGACAACCTCTGTGGTCCCCACCTGTAAGGCAACCGGAGGAGAATGATGAGGATATAGACTTTAATCTTTTTATTGATGACTCGGAAAATAATTCCTCTGACTCGGAGGGCAGCTGGGAGCTCTGTCTTACCGTGCAAGGAAGTGAGCACGTATTTGATGGTCTTTCTGAGGACGTCGAGGGAGGGGAGTCGGACTCATACATTCAGGGCTTAGATGTGCCAGATGGTGTTTGCCCAAGCCTTGTGTGCACGGAGGATCCTTCCTTCAGCAGCCCGGAACTTGGGATCCACCCGGCCCTAACCCCAGGGTTGTTTACAACTGCTCCAGAAGTGGTTCCACCACCCTATAGGCCACCTCCCCCTTATCCGGGGCTTCCGCCGCCGTACAGACCACAACCACCTCCTTGCCGGCCACCACCACCTCCTTGCCGGCCACCACCACCTCCTTACCGGCCACCACCTCCTCCTTACCGGCCACCACCACCTCCGTACCGACCACCTGCTTGCCCAACACCAGCTTACCCAGAACTGCCGGCCTGCCGCTATACAGCTCCAGGAATTGGCTCAGCTTATGGGCAGAACCCAGGACCTTACGGGCAGAACCCATCTTACGAGCCATCTTACGAGCCATCTTACCAGCCATCTTACCAGCCATCTTACCAGCCATCTTATCAGCAGGACCCATACTACGGGCAGAACCCAGGTCACGGGCAGGACCCAGCTTCCGGGCAGCTACCTAACGGGCCTCCGGCTTCTGCTCCTTACTACCCACCAGATACCTTACAGGTGGGTTTGGATGTAGAGGACCAGGAAGATGGCCCTGGCTATAGCATTAGCACCAACTGGGCCTGCACTATATGTGGCAATCCCTTGACCTTGACGGATCTCCTGATGTATGAGCCTGTGTCACAGGCTCAGCAGCTGGGTGTGTGCTACCTCTGCTATTCTGGGCAGAGCCTGGAGGATCTCTTTGCATCCTAGGTCCTATAAAAGCAAATTGACAACAAGCCCCTCCCTGAAGCATGGACTTTATAGAGCAGGAGGCTGACTGCTCCTCTCCTCTTCAGTCTCTCGAGGAGGCTGAGGAGGAATGGGATAGAGTCAGCCAGCTATTTGATTCTGGACCTGAAGATGGCACCTATGACAGTCCTGACAGGGCCCTCCACAGAGGTCTGCTCAATGAACAACAAAGGGAGGACAGTGAGGTGCTACTGCAGGAACTGGCAGGAGGTCTGTGCGGCAAGCGAGCAAGACCTCCTACCCCCAGAAGAAATGTTCCAGCTCAACTTCAGGGTATGCAGTCTAGTCCAAGCCTACAAGCTCTGTCACTCAGTCCCAGCCATCTTCCTAAGAAGGCTTGTAGAGTACTACGATTTGAACTGCCTGAAGCCGGTTTTGGAGTCAGTGAAAAGGAAAATAAGAGGTTACCCAGAAGACAACTGGATAGGGCACAGAGCGGAAGCCCTAAATCCCCTAATCCTCGGGATGCAAGCGGTATGTCTGGAGAATCTCCCCTTCAGCAGGCTGGAGGTGTACATGCCCCTAGACGTCCTCTCCGAGTGCTACAAATTGCTGGACATAACAGCCAGTCAACAGAGGATTCTCTCCTCAGTAACTCAGAGGGCTATGAGAGCATGCAGACTTCTTCGGGCTCGCAGGCACCGCCAGCTGGGGAGAATTCGTGGGAGAAGCTTCTTCAACGCTGCTTGACTGCTAAAAATAGGAGGGCTACAGCTATGGCTATCTTTAAGGACACATATAATGCTAGCTATACTGAAATTACTAGAGAATTTAAAAGTGACAAAACTCAAAGCTATGAATGGGTACTGTTTATCTTGGGTATATCTGATGAGCTTATGCTGTCACTAACTAATTGCTTGAAAGCTGTCACGGACTTCATTATCTATGATCTTATATACAGTAAATACTCAGGGCTTTTGTATTTAGGCTTTAGGTCAAGTAAGAACAGGGAGGGTCTCAGGCGTTGCCTAAAGAACTATAATGTTAGTAATGAGAAAATTGTTCTTTGTGATCCACCCAATAAGAGGTCTGTCCTTTCTGCATTGTTCTTTCAAAAGCTATTTCAGTGTCATGGGGAACCTCCTTCCTGGTGTTCCGATGTTCTGTCAAATGAGCAGCTCTCTGGGGAGGGTTTTGAGCTTAGCAAAATGATACAATGGGCCCTTGACAACAAACACCATGACGAGTCTTCTATTGCTTATCACTACTCTGTTTATGCTGAAAGGGATTTAAATGCTCAGCTGTGGTTACAGAGTAATAGCCAAGCCAAATATGTACGTGATGCAGCACAAATGGTTAGACATTATTTGAGGGGCCGGCTGCATGCAACACCTATGGAGGAATTCCTGGCCTCCAGAATAAGAGAATATGATGATGATGATGATGAGGATGGCTGGAAAAGAATTGTAGTCTTCCTCCGTTATCAACATATACAGTTTAAAGAGTTTTTACGGACATTCAGATATTGGCTGCAAGGCCGGCCTAAAAAGAGCACCATTGCTATATGTGGTATCCCAGACTCAGGCAAAAGTATGTTTGCTATGAGTCTGTGTAAATTTCTGGATGGTAGAGTGCTAAGCTTTAATAACCATGCATCACATTTCTGGCTGCAACCACTTACTGAGTGTAAGTTTGCTGTAATAGATGATGTAACCATTCCGTGCTGGGAGTATATAAATATATATCTTAGAAATGCTTTAGATGGTAACCCTATATCTATAGATTGTAAACATAGAGCCCCCGTGCAATTAAAATGTCCACCTATACTTATAACTAGTAATTATGATCCACTTATACATGGGAATGATGGGAGTGGGAAGGGTTTTCCTTATTTGAAATCTAGAATTCAGTTTCTTTTGTTTAATAGGACCATCCCGATCCTGGGACAGACCCCAAGGTTCCTCATCCAAGAAAAGGATTGGAGATCCTTCTTCCTTAAGTTCAAAGAGGACCTGCAACTAAAGATTGACGAGTACGATTATGGCCAGCCTATACCAGAAGCTTGTAGATCTCCAGACACAGGAGGCAGACATACTTGAGCGGGAACACCATACATTAGAGGAAATTAGACATTATTGGGAAGCTGTACGGTCCATTAACCTGCTGTTAACAGCTGCTGCCAAAAAGGGCCTCAAGTATGTAGGCTTGCAAAGGGTTCCACCTCAACATGCTGCAGAGGCAGCTGCCAAGGATGCTATTCTGATGTCCTTACTTCTTGGGTCCTTTGCCACTAGTGGATTCCGTAATTGGCACGTAACCCTTCATGACTGGATGCCGCAGTCTTACAGGAAAGCACCTGAGGGGATAAAACTAGGACCTAAGACCGTACGGGTTATATATAACCAAGATCCAGACACAGAGACAGAGTATGTGTACCACGACCATGTCCTTCAACATGATCCCATTACGGGTTTCTGGAGTGAATTGAAAGGGGGGGTGGATCTAACGGGAATTTGGTATGAGGGTGCTGATGGGGAAAAGACATATACTAAACACTTCCTAGATGATGGGAGGGCTTTCACATCAGGGGCAGCAATGCCAATGTGGACTGTGTTGGGGCTTTCAGACGAGGTGCCGGACGAGGTTCCTGTGCCGGTGCATGAGTCCACGCGAGAGGACGAAGTAGATAGAAGTCTTGTCAGTACACCACCACCACCAGACCTCTCCAGATACAGCCCGCGCCCGTCAGCTCCACGGAAGGGTAAAGGTACGCGCGTAGTCAGGCCTACACGGCCGGGACCTAGTGGACGGTCTTCCACCCAGGCAACTCAGCCAAGGCAGCCTGCCACATCAAGGCAGAGTGTACGGCAATCTCGGGAGGGCCTAAAGAGGCCCTTGCAGCCACCTACCCCGGACGAGGTTGGGACTGTCCACAGCAGCAGCCACCATGGTGGCACACGGGTGGACAGATTGATCCAAGATGCCCGTGACCCACCAGGCTTGTGCTTTGAGGGAAAAACCAACCAGCTAAAAACTATCCGGCAGAGAATCTTTGGTGGACAATTGCCGTTTGAGCGTGTTAGTACCACGTGGCACTGGGTAAAGAAGGATGGAGAGTCTGATTCCAAGATACTAGTTGTTTTCAAAGATAAAAAGGACCGGGACTTCTTTCAGAAAAGCTTTTATGTTGGCTCCTCGGGTGTACGGGTCTTTCATTGTTCTCTCGCGGGCTTATAAGTAATTCTATATGGCTCCTAGAAGGATTCTTGTCACTTTACCTACTGGACCCCCTACAGCACAACGGACAGGCCCTAAGGGGCACACCGTGGGACGGTTTTGGACTGTTGGTAGCAATTTGCCAGGTGTTGCAAAACCCCGGCGTGCTCGCCGAGCTGCTGAGGGTGATCTCTGGAGGGACTGTGTAGCTGGTCGTAATTGTCCTTGGGATATTAGAAACAAATATACACAAAATACTCCTGCAGACAATATCTTGAAGTATGGCAGTGCCGGTGTGTTCTTTGGGGGTCTTGGTATTGGTGTAGGGGCGGGTACAGCACTCAGAGAAGGTGCCACGGCAGCAGAGGCAGCTGGGATTGGGGACAGAGTTACTGTTCCAATACCTCGGGAGAGACCTTACAGGTTACCGGGCTCAGACCTACCGGTGCATGTAGATAACAGTGCACCTGTCACTCCACGGCCTCCTGCAGGCTCTGGGGAAACCCCAGCAAACACGTTTGTTAATCCGGCTTTTGAAGACAGCTTTACCTCCTCTGAAAATGAAAGTGTAATAATTGGAGGCCCTGTCCCTTATAATCCAGTAGAGCGTGGTGAGATATTCTATCCTGCAAGGGAGGGTGTGGGTCAAATAGCAGTAGATGACATACCCACTAGAAGGGGTGATGCCCTGGATGTAGTAGAAATTTCAGGGTCTCGGCCAGCATTCCCAGGCACAGCTCGAGCTCCTCCACTGTCTGGCCCTTTTGAAGAGGTAGAACTTGTTACCTTAGGTGGTAGAGCTCAGACCTCAGACCCTACAGGAGAGTATGATACTTGGCTTGGTCCTGATACAGGGTATGACCAATGGATAGGGTCTGTTGAGGAGATTCCTGCACGGGCATCTACCCCGGGTCCAGGGGGCACCAGTTCTTCCACTCAGGTGTTTGACAATCCTGCCTTTGACCCTGCACATATTGACCATCTATTTAGGCAAGGTCTTAGGGACTATGGCATTGACCCTTCTGAGGTACAGGATGTAGGTCCATCAATCTTAACAGGGCGGGATTCCACAGTTTCTGTATCCAGGTCTGTTAGCGCGCGCGGCATGTCTTTAAGGAGTGGGTATGTCCTACCCCGGCTGATGCATCTGGTTGGTGAACTTTCTGGTATTTCTCCTTTGGAGCCCCCAATTGAGCTATCAACCTTTAGTAGCCCATTTAGAGAGGTGTCATATCTTGACACTGGTTTCCATGGTACACAGCCATGGGATGGAGCGGGCGGTATAGATACAGGTGATATTGAATTTGGAGAGGGGGACTTTGAGGATATTCCCCTGGATGATCCTTTCCCAGAAATGGAGGTGATGGAAGAGGATGATGCTGGCTCTGTTACTATTGGGGGCCTGCAATCTGCTCAACAGTTCCCCATTCATATCCAGCTGCAGCGCGGTAGGCAGGTCACCAGTACAGCTGTGCAGACAAGTTATGTTACAAGGCCTGTAGGTCCTCCAGAGCCTGTACCCCTCCCACCATTTCCTGGGGGTGTTATAATTGACATTAATGTCGATCCCTCTTTATACTGGAGGTGGTGGCGGAGACGTAGGAGAGGGTATGGGTTTTTTTTCAGATGACTGCTGCTGCTGTCCCTCGTCTGATCATCCCAAGCACTACCTCGGTGCCCACACCGTATTCTACGGATGAATACGTTACGGGCCTGGACTATTATTATCATCTACATACAGATCGTCTTCTAACGGTCGGTAATCCATATTTCGAGGTGGCGGATACTGATAAGGGTGGTGTGGCTGTCCCGAAGGTATCTGCAAATCAGTACCGCTGCTTTAGGATTCTCCTACCAGACCCAAATGGTACCTTTCAGCTACCAGAAACAAATCTCTATGATCCTGAGAAGCATAGGTTAGTTTGGCAGGTTAAGGGGGTGCAGGTTAATAGGGGGCAGCCAGTAGGGGTAGGCTTAGCAGCTGCTCCAGCATTTAACAGAGGCAGAGATGCTGAGCAGAACTCCAGAGCATATGTTAATGGACCAGACAATGATGACAGAATAAGTTGTGCTTTTGACCCAAAGCAGAATCAGATGATGATAGTTGGCTGTGCACCTGCAATAGGAGAACATTGGGGTAAGGCTGAGCATTGTGCAGGGGACACCCTAGATACTAAATGTCCAGCAATCCAGTTGGTAAATACCCACATTCAGGATGGGGACATGTCCGATATTGGTTTTGGTGCTATGGACTTCACTGATCTAGGGGTTAACCAGTCAGACGTACCATTGGAGTTATGGTCGAGCGCTGCTAAGTACCCAGACTGGATCAAGATGCATACGGACAGTTATGGAGACTCCTGCTTTTACCATGTTACCCGGGAGCAAGTTTACGCTCGTCGCTACTGGCAACGTTCTGGGAAAGCCGGCGAGCCTATTCCCAATACCTTCCAAATTCTCCAGAATTACAATGGTAACAACTCAGCATACCTGGCCGTACCATCGGGCTCAGTGGTCACATCAGACACAAACATTTTTAACAGGCCGTACTGGCTGTCCCGTGCACAGGGCCCCAATAATGGGGTATGCTGGCTGCAGAACCTTTTCATAACTGTTCTGGATAACAGCAGGAATGTTATTATGCATGTAAGCAGTAAGGCAGAGGGAGCAGCTGAAAATGCAGATTCTGTATATGTACCAAATAACTACTATGAATCTGCCAGGCATGTGGAAGAGTATGAGATCTCAGTCATTGTCCAGCTGTGTAGGGTTACCCTTTCCTCTGAGATATTGGGTCATCTGTACAGAATGAATCCCCATGTCCTGAAACAATGGGGAATACAGGAGGCACCATCAACTGTGGTTACTTCAGAGGACCGCTACCGTTGGATTACATCCCAGGCTACAAAGTGTCCTCTCCCTGCCCCTGAGGCTAAGCCCGTGGTGGACGACCCCTATAAAGGGGAGACCTACTGGACTGTGGATGCAGGAGACAGACTGTCATCGGATTTGGGACGTTTTCCTTTGGGAAGGAAATTTCTGCAGCTGCCGCGCCGAGCACCTGCCGCTACAAAAAGGGCTGCGGTTTCCTCGAGTGTAACGGCGGCTGCCAAACGCCGCCGCAAGAAATAAATTCCATTAAACCGTATCTTTCGGTTTCATCTGAATTTTGTCCGCCATTTGGAGGTTATGCATTTCCCGGGAAAATGTCTGCCAATTGGCACATTTTGCAAGATCATCCAATTGGCAGATCAACCATTTGGTAGATGACTGCTAATTGGTTGACAGCACAATGGCATCTGCTAAATGGATGATTTGGCCGCGTGCCTGACACTATAAACACAAAAGCCAGTGAGTCAGATCCTCTAATTAGTTGACATGTCAGCTGACCCTGCTTGTTTAGTCATTGCTGATTGGCGGCAGGAAGCAGTTGCTGGGCGGTACGGGGGCGGGAACAGCCATTCGGCAGATCCTTCGGCAGGAAAAGGTAAGAGTGCTGATATAAGTATATTATATTTGTTAGTAGCTTTTTGTCTTCCAAAGGGCAGATAATGCCGATTGGTAGCTTCCAATTAGTCCGCCCGCCTCCCAATTGGGAGACACATAAAAGGCACACCCGGCGGGGTGTGCACCTAGACCCCCGGG